CAGATAGCGCTCAAGTACAAAGTTGCGCCAGGTATTGAGTGGCCGAGGTTCATGGCAGCGCTGCCTGATCCTACGGACTTAGAGGCCGAATGGACGCAATGGTGTCTTGATGCCCGCCAAACCGCACCACGAGCCCAAGGCGAGGCGAATGACTCTCAGCCTGTCCTGGAAGCTCTGGGCGCACCTGGCGAGCTCTACAGCCATCTAAAACCCATTCAGCGTGGACCTGATCATCGTCCACCCCCATTAATGGGGAATGTTCACCCTGTCATTCCCGAGGAGCCGAAGTGATGAATATGTTCACCGAAAAAGACGAATGGGGACTGACTCTGTGGGAAAGCTTCTGCGTGGCAGTCTTTCTGATGCTCTGGTTTCTTGCTGTGCCCATCTATGGCGCAGTCGTGGCTGTTGTGTGGGATTTATCGAGTCGTTATCTGTGACCGATCATCACTTACGCGCTCGTGCTGCAGCGCTCATGGTCAGGTTGAAAGATCTCGAGGAGCGATTGGAGCGTGCAGAAGCCAAGATAGCCGAGCATGAGCTTAAGATTGGGCATCCGATGTTGGTGTTGAATAGTCCACAGACTGCGATACGCTCAGGGAATGGCAAAAGATAAGGTTTTAGCTTGCTTGCCCCAGAGCTATATCGGCAGGTTGTTCGATACGCTCGATATCTCCAATCCAATTGGACTGGACGCCAGAGACCGCATCATTGCTCTCACCGAAGAACTCGGAGGCGAAAGCGTAATGACGATCGTTAAGAGAGCGCACACACGCAATTATGTCGCTCTCGGTATTCTCATCGAAGGTGAGCTGCACAACGCATTGCACGGCAGACCATATGATGCAGGAGTTCTGACTCAACTCATCAACACCGAAACAGGCATAGGACGCATTCTAGGACTCGAGAGACGCCCTAGACAGTTGGAAGGGGTGCAGGCTCACTTGGAGAAGAAGCGTCGCCCAGCAGACGTTAGAGAGAGCGTGAAGGGCAGTTCGGAGAGTAATCGTTCCTCGGAAGCAGCTTGAAAATTCACCTACCGTACGCCTGTGCATCAGCTCAAGCTATGACCAACGGATTATCAAGGCGTTGGTCTTAAGCATAACTCACTGATCTAGAAGCTATTGACCCTCCATGACCGTCATTCAGTGCAAATCCAGTGCAATCGAGGGATGGTTCTGGGCTTCCTGGATCTCCAAAGGGGACCCTACTTTGGCAGAGGCTGGGCCGGAAGAAGCGGGTCCTACTCCGATCCCTTCACCCCGTTTTCTGCATGCGTGTATACCTACCGACCAACAATAGCCAAGTCTGGAGAGCGCCATGACTGAACGGACTGCCGGGGAGATACTTCTCGCCCAACTGGAGTACGACGTCCTAGAGGCGAAGAGAGCGGTTCAGGAGGACCCAAGCTCTGAGGCGATAGAGAACCTGTGTACCCGTGTAGTGCAGCGCTGGTGGCTTTCTAGGATGGTTCACGAGCCAGAGAAGCCTCAAGACGCGCAAGAGCTTCAGAACCGCCAGCGTGAGCGTGCGCAGTCCTACGCTTTATGCGCTCAGATCATCAAGGCAAGGTCGGGTCCCATTGATCCAGAATCCCTGCAGGTGAGTGTCTTGGGGTTGTCGGCCGAGATCAACGCCATCTGGGCGGTCTTGATTGATTCAGCCTTGGTGACGCAGAACGACCGGCATAACTACATGGACGGGTCGGCTGCTGAATTATACGGGAGAGTTCAAGGCATGGCTTCGAAGATCGTGATGCCGGGTAGTAATGGATCAAAGCTCGCCACTTGAGCTCGGGGAGGCGATTCTAGGGTCCATTACGGACCCGGAACTCTTTGGGGAGTATTTCCTTCCCCCCGAGACCTGGGGGCCGTGGAAGACGGTGCTTAAGTGTTTGTTTGGCTTACCGATCACCGAAGAGGAGATGGAACTCTTCCAGGCGAGTACCGGCCGGCAGAAGACCTTCGAGACCGCGTTGAAGGAAGCCTGGATCATGTGCGGTAGGAGGAGCGGCAAGTCCCGCATCTTCGCGTTGATCGCGGTCTGCCTTGCCACTTTCAAGGATTACACGAAGTACCTGGCTCTGGGTGAGCGGGCGCTCATTGTCGTGATTGCGGTCGATAAGGAGCAGGCCGGAGTGATTTTCGGGTACGCCGAAGCGCTCATAGAAAATACCCCGATGCTGAAGCGCATGGTCGAGAGACAGGACACGACCTCCATCGATCTTGACAACAAGGTGAGTATTGAAGTCAGGGTCGCAAGTTACCGTTCTGTCAGAGGCAGAACCTTAGCCGCGGCATTGTGCGATGAGGTGGCCTTCTGGCGCGATGATACCTCGAAGAACCCCGCAGATGCGGTCATGAGAGCTTTGAGGCCGGGTCTTGCCACGATCCCCGGAGCGCCTCTTTTGGTTGCTTCCTCGACCTATGCCAAGTTCGGGTTGCTCTACGACTCCTATGTGAAGCACTTTGGAAGGGAGAATTCCCAAGTTCTGGTGTGGAAGACCGACACCAAGACGATGAATCCCACCTTCTCCCAAGAGGTGATCGATCAGGCGTATGAGGAGGACGCAACGAGTGCGGCCACGGAGTACGGCTCGGAGTTCAGAACCGACGTCAGCGCTTTCCTGTCCGACGAGGACGTAGACGCCTCGATCATCCGGGATCGCAAGTCCCTGCCCATGAGCATGAGCTTCAACTACTTCGCCTTTACTGATCTGTCTGGCGGCAGGAACGATGCTGCAGCCATAGCGATAGCTCATCAGGAAACAGGCGGCCGGATCATCCTTGACCGGTTGGATTGGGTTTTACCCCCATTCAACCCCGAGAAGGCTGTCGATCAGTTTGCGCTTCTCATGTCAGGCTATGCTTTGAGTCGGGTGATCGGGGATGAGTATGCCGCGGAGTGGGTCGTGCAGGCTTTTGCCAAACATGGGATAGGCTACGAGCCTGCGGAGTACAGTAAGTCAGAAATCTACTCCGAGTGCCTGCCGCTCTTCACCGCACGTCTCATCGAAGTTCTGGACATCAAAGCCCTGGAGGGGCAGTTACGGCAGTTGGAGCGGCGTCCTCGCACAACCGGCCGGGACTCCATCGATCATCCCCGTGGGGGCCATGATGATCTTGCGAACGCGGCTTTAGGGGCGGCGTGGGTATGCGCGCGGAGTGGCGCACAGGTGAACGAGCCGGGTAGATCATCAGTGACGCATGCTGAGACAAACTACGACGTTCTGGGCCGTGACGTCCAGGTTGCTCAGATCCGCCAAACCCGTGGGATATTTCCCTATAGAGACGAACAGGGAGTATCTTCCGCAGAACGTTCTTACGACCATCTTTCCAGATGATCCAGATCCAGCCGAGCCACAAGGGCCTGTTTCACCGCGACGTCGGAAAATCTCCCGGCGCAAAGATCACATCCAGCGACATCGCGAAGGGCAAAGCATCCTCCGACCCTGCCGAACGCAAGCGCGCCACCTTTGCCGCCAACGCCCGCAAATGGAAGAAAGGCAGCAAGAAGAAGGTCGGTGAAACGAACGCCCGTCATTCCGCCAAACTCTACGGAGCAAAGTAATGGCTACCAGTCATGAACCAGAACACACCGAGCATGTGACCCACACCAAAGTAGGCTCTGGCCACGGCCACCGTGAAAGCTCAATCCACGGTGACGATAGTCGCTGGGATCGTCCGCCAACGAGTTCCGAGAAAATCTCCCACCACGAAGCCACCATGAAACGCCATATGGAAGGTGGCGGGGAGAACCGTCACGAAGGCCGTGGGGTAGTCCTAGAGGATCCGGGCAAGAAATCCGGCATGCGCGACTCCCCGGTTCCTGAGGGTGCCCAGCGTCCGAATGAGGGTATCCGCACCAAAGCAGGAGAAGTTGCCACCGAGGATGCGAGAATTGGAGACCGCTTCTCAGGCGTGATGGAACGCTAGATGTGGAAGTCAGGCAGTGCACCCTAGCGGAGTCACGTGCGGCGCAGGAGCTACCTGTCATGCTCCTAGAGCATTACGAGGAGCTATGCCAGTTCAAGGACATTGCGGGCGTCATCGGTAAGGGCTACGTCTCCCCCGACTGGAGCGCCTACGAGTGGCTAGAGCTACAGAAGAAACTCATCATCGTCATGGCCTACGATGGGGAGAAGGCGATCGGCTACTCGGCCAACATCCTGCAAAGTAACCTGCACTATCCACGTATCAAATTTGTCCAGAACGATGTGCTCTTCGTCACCCACGAATACCGAAAGGGGCGTATCGGACTTCGACTGATTGCAGAGACAAAGGTACTTGCCAAAGCATCAGGAGCGATGCTCATGCTCTGGCATAGTAAGCCCGGATCCACATTGGAGACCTTACTGCCTCGCTTGGGGTGTGCCATTCTCGACACCATCTGGTCGGAGAGACTGTAGATGGGCTTCTCTATCGCTGGCGGTATTGGATTGACAGGTGCAACAGCTTCAACCGCTGGAGGTGCGATTGATGCTGTTGCCGCTGCAGGTCTGTCAGCAGGCTTAGGCGCAGCCCTTCAGAAGCGTCCCGCCATTCCTCCTTCACCCGTTCAAACCGCCGAGCAGCTAGGCGAGCAATCTCAAGCCGCAGATCTTGCAGCACAGAGAAGGCAGTCCATAGCGGGAGGTATGACTTCGACTGTAGGCACTTCCGGAGGTCAAGCCGGAGCCATGCTGAATCCGACCAATCTCGGCCAAAGAACGCTACTTGGTCAGTGACGCATGACTGAAGACCTCAATCCGTTGAACTACCCCTCGGAGGGGGAATTCCTCGGTGCGGACGCCGGTCCGGGCTCCATTCCCGGAACCGACATGGGAGGAGCTAAGAAGAAGATCTACCAGAAGCGCGGGCAGATCTATCTTCCCTTGAAGACGAGGTACGAGGTTTTACGCGGACAGTTGGATCAGGAACGGGAATCCTGGCGCTCCCACATCCTCGACTTAAAGAACAACTTCCTGCCCTATCGAACACGGTGGTTAGATGATGGCGGCTGGCCGAATCTGGGCAACAAGAAGACGAACTACATCATCGACAACACGCCTCAGTTGGCGATTCGCACTCTCTCGGCCGGGATGATGTCGGGTGTGACAAATCCTTCTCGTCCCTGGATCCGCATCAAAACTCACGACAAGGCTTTGTATGAAGCGGACGGGGTTGCGATGTGGTGCGAGGCGGTCACTAACGCAACCTTGGACATGCTCGCTCGCTCTAACTACTACGACACGATGGAGCCGGTGTATCGGGAGTTAGGAACTTTCGGTACTGCCGCACACGGCTGCTATGAGATGCCCTTTGACTGGCGGCAGCCTGAAGGCCCGGTCCTGAACTTCGTGCCCTATACATGGGGGGAGTACTGGATCCGTCAGGACTCCCGCCAGCACGTCCACACCTTCATGAGAGTGTTCCGGTGGACGGCCCGACAGATCATCGAGCGATTCGTAGACGATCCAGAAAACCCCAATGATCCGAAGTGGCGGAACATCTCTCCGACCACGATAGCTTTGTGGCGCTCACGAATGGGCGAGCAGCGGATCGAAGTAGTTCACGTCCTTGAACCAAACGAGTACTACACCCCCGGCTCCCCGATGCCGCTGCACAGAAAGTGTCGGTCAACCTTTTACGAGCGTGGGGGAAATCCGAATCAAGCTTTGGAGGTCTCCGGCTACTACCAGATGCCGGTGAAGGTTCCGCGGTGGGATCTGAACTCGGATGATGCGTGGGGACATTCTCCGGCGATGGACTGCTTGGGGGATGCGAAGTCCTTGCAGGTTCAGCAGAAGCGAAAAGCCCAAGCCATCGACAAGATGGTCGATCCGCCTTTGATTGGAGATGCGAATCTCAAGAAGACTCGGGTGTCGATGCTGCCGGGAGATGTGACGTGGCTTGAAGGGGCGGCACTCAACAGCTTTGGTTTGAAGTCGCTTTATGAGGTGAAGATCCAGTTGGAACCTCTCTTGGAAGACTGCAAGGACATGCGGGGTCGGATCCAGGCTTCTCTCTACACCGATGTCTTCCAGATGCTGAAGACGATGGGGGAGGAGCTGAAGAGCGGTATCACCGCAACCGAAATCCAGGCTCGGGTGCAGGAGCGCATCTTGGAGATGGGTCCGGTGCTTACTCGCTTGAACAACGAACTCTACGAGCCGCAGATCGAGCAGGTTCTGGACATTGGCATGAGACGTTCGAAGCTTGCCTGGCAGTACCTGCAGGCGGGCAAGAACGTCCCGAACGGGGTGGAGATGATCTTCCCTCCTCCACCGAAGGCCCTCAAAGGAAAACCCTTGCGAATCGAATACATCTCGATTCTCTCGCAGGCGATGAAAGCCCCTGAAGTACAGGGCATTCAGCAACTGGCTACGTGGATATTGCAGACCGCTGGAGTGAAGCCTGACGTTCTCGATAAGTTCGACTTCGACAAGGCGGTCGATATTCTGGGGGATCGGATTCCCGTACCGCCTGAGATCATCATTCCGACTGCTGTAGCGGATAAGGTTCGGGCGAAGAGAGCCCAGAACGCCCAAGCCCAGCAGCAGCAGTCCGCAGCTTTGGAGAAGACTCAGGTTTCAGCCCAAGCAGCCAAGAACTTAGGTGCTGCGCCGTTGGGGCAAGGAAATGCTTTGGAACACTTGATGGGAGTGCAGGCCGGTGGCTCGGCGTAATCCTAAGAACCTCGAGCACTTCGCGGACGAGGCTCCGGCTATCGAGACGGCGCGCGCGCGCGAGGGGGTTGAGAAAGACAACGAGGTAAAAGAGCTTGCCGGTCTTTTGACCGACATCCGTAGCAGGAAGCTCTTGTGGCGGATCATGGAGCACACCCAGATGTTCGCGGACCCGATGAACTCCAACTTCGGGATCGTGGGTCACTCGCTTGGAAAAGCGGCTGTCGGGAAATGGCTCATGGACCTCATCGTAGAAGCCGATCCCAACGCTTGGCTCACCATGCAGATGGAGCATTACCAACGACAGATCGAAAAGGCAGCGCTAGACGCAGCAGGAGAGGACGAGTAGGCTTCGGCGGGTATGGCCGACACTCCTACTGGCGAAAAACCAAACGAGCCTGCAGCGACGACTGTAGCCCCGGCTACAGCGGCCCCCGTTGAGACGACCGCTCCTGCCACCGCAGCACCTGCCGCGGCGGCTAAACCAACTGAGACAGCCCCCGCGGCTGCCGCAGTTACCACCGAGAAACCTGCTGAGACTAAGGCGGCTGAAAAGCCCGCTGAAGTCAAACCTGCCGAGACCGAAACCAAGCCCGAGGTGTACGACCTGAAGGGCAAGGGCGGTCAACCGGTCGATCCGGGATTGATGGCGACGATGTTACCCGTGCTCAAGGAAGCCGGGATCACACCGAAAGCTGCTCAGTCACTGGTCGATACGTTCAACGCCTATCAGACGAAGCTTCTCCCCGAGATCATGAATCGGGACTTGGAGACGCTTCGCAAGGATCCTGAATTGGGCCTCTTGAACTTCGGTCGCACGCAAAACCGCATCAACGATGCATTAGCGGCATTCAGCACCCCGGATGAGCGAAAAGTCTTGACGGAGATGGGCATCGCAAATAATCCCACTTTGGTTCGGATGTTCCACCGCATCGGTACGGCGATGCAGGAACCTCCCCAGACCGATGCGGGACCGCAGCCGAGATCCCCGCGAAGCACAGGAAACAAGCTTTACGGTGGCTCGGACCTCGTTTCGTCCAAACCCAGCTAGGAGTTCTAATTCATGGCCACCGTCGGCGGTACAGTACTCACGATCACCGACTTCGCTCAACGCCTCGATCCGGATGGCAGTGTTCCCGATATTGCGGAACTCCTGAACGAGAAGAACGAAGTCTTAACCGACATGCTCTGGTGCGAGGGAAACCTTCCCACAGGCATGCGGACCACTCAGCGCACGGGCTTACCGAACGTGACGTTCCGGTTGCTCAACACCGGCGTACAGGCCAGTAAGTCCACGGTCGGCCAGATCGACGATGCGTGCTGCATCTTGGAAGGCTGGTCAGTGATCGACGAGAAGCTTGCGCAGTTGAACGGCAACGTCGAAGCCTTGAGGCTCTCGGAA